ACTGGTATGTTAAAAATGGTTATGGAGAGCGCCCAATAATAGAAAATGCAGTTGTGCATGGGGGCAAGGTAGAGGCACATCTTGGCTTTTACCCTGTCCAGATTAAAGCAGCGCAAGCTCTATGGAGCGCCATTGCTGGGGTTACTGATGTTGAACTTAAAGCGCCGTTAGATAGTGGCAAAACCTCAACTGATTATTCAAAAGATGTTGTTAGTGGTAAATTTGCTGGTGTAATCAGCCATTACCATTGCTCTAAAAAGAAAATTGATTGTGCAGGATTGGATATTGCAAAACTAATCAAAGAAATTTAAGGAGGATAAATGAAAGCAGTAGCATCTGTAGTTATTATTGGGGTCGCAGTGGCGGCTAGGATTTTACATGCCAGATTCAGTTAACCACCCTTCCCACTATCAAAGTGGCGAGATCGAAAAAGATGGAACATCAAAATACGAAGCCATTAAAGTAATTCAAGCTTGGGACTTGTGCTTTTGTCTTGGAAATGTTATAAAGTATGTAGCACGGGCTGGAAAGAAGACTTCAAATCCAATCGAAGACCTTGAGAAAGCCAAGTGGTATCTTGAAAGACATATTCAAAAACTGAAGGAGAATAATGACAGTTCTGGATCGAGAAACAAGACGTGAACGGTACGACTACAAAGCCAAAACAGCAAAATTTCTTCCTATGTCTATGGGCTGTGTAAATTTTGATTGTGACGGTAATCTTGCTTATCTAATACGCTCAGCGGCGTGTTTCGGCATACAAGATTTACATGTAATCGGCTCTGTTCCACATCGCTCAAAATTAAATGCTTTGTCAGGTTCCACATACGATTATGTAAACATTATTCAGCACTCTTCGCCTTATAGCTTTTTGAAATGGGCAAGAGAAAACAAAGTTAAAATTGTTTCTGCGGAGTTGACCGATGAATCTCAAAAACTAAGAGATTATTCTTTTGACTTCTCAGAACATATTTGTATCTTTACTGGACATGAAACAACTGGTGTGCCAATCGAGATCATCAAAAATAGTGATTGCGTTGAAATTGATATGCCAGGAATCGGTTTCTGTTTAAACACCGCTCAGGCGGCTAACATCTTACTTTACGAATCATGCAAACAATATTATCATACGACAAAATAGTAATAGGTAGCTCACTTGAAGCACTAATGTTTGCTTTCATTCATGATCTGCCTATTTTCTTTTCAACTCCAGATTATCCATTTAAGTTTTCTTTTTTGGATACAAGTTTAGACCTTTCTTATCTTAAGATTGAAAATAAGATGCGTAAACTTAAAACGCATGCAAATGAGATTATAGTTGGCGCTCCAAAAAGCCTTCTTTGGGAAAGATTAATGTTTTGCTTGGGAGTTACCAACAAAACTCCAACAGCGCATTTGTGTCATTCGATCCGATATAATGGAGACACTATTTCTTTTATGGACGAATACCACAAGATTGCAGAAATAGAATTTAATCATTGTTATTACTTTGGGGATCAAAATTGCAAAGGCTTTGTAAAAACTGAAGCAGTTGAAGATAGATTTATGTGCTATGATTGGTTATACTTTAGTAGTGGCAAAAAACACAACATTGATTTTATTGAAACTGGCGACAACTTTGTTTCTAAAATATGGTTTTATGATGAGCTTAGAGAAGGAGAATTGGCGCTATTAAAAGACGCTTGTGCTGTGTCTATTCTTACAAAAGAGCAACTACAGGATTTTGATTATTCAGAAACTATGTCACGCTTTAAAGCTATCCATGAAATGGAAAAGCGTGGAATGAAACATAGAAATAGCTTGATTGTTAACGGCAAACAACACACAGTTAACATACAAGCTCAACATAAAAAAAGAGAAATATGGAGGTTAAATGAAGAAATCTATTCGGCAGATGATCGCATCGAAATTGCGAAATACAAAGAAAAAGATTTATATGCAGATTTGCAGAATTGCAAGCTGGCAAACAATAGATTTTTGAGGCTATTATGAAACAACACTTAGCAGGGGTTATTCCCGTCGCCAATTTGCAAACTGATTACGAGATAGAAACCCCTGAAATACTAATGCCCGTTAACGCGGGCTTTACTGCTATTCAGAAGTCTGTTTTTGAGTGCTCTCTTGCTGGCTGCAACACAATTTGGATTGTCGCAAATCAAGATTTGGCTCCAATCGTCAAAAAAGTAGTTGGTGAGTGGGTTTATGATCCAGTTTATTACAACCAAGAGCAAAAAAGATTCTACAGAGAACATCGCAGAGAAATACCAATTTATTATATTCCGATTGATGATAAAGATATGAATCGTCGCGATTCTTATGGTTGGTCAATCTTGCATGGAGTTAACACTGCGTGGTGGGTTGGAAACAGACTTTCACGCTGGCTTGTGCCTGATAAATATTTTATTTCTTTTCCAATGGCTGCACATGATGTCTATTCTATTCGCCAATACAGAAAAGAAATCTCATCAGAACAAAACTTCTTTTTAACTTACGAAAACAAAACAGTTAAAGATAACTTACCTTTGTCTTTTACAATGCAAGGGCAAGATTATCTTAATTGCCGAAGAAATATAACCGCTATTTCAACACGGAAAACAAGAATAACCCCAGAAGGCAGACAAAACTTACCTCTCAGCGAGCGATGGTCGGCAAGGTTTTTTGATTTATCCACGGTTTTGGACAAAATGGATACCGACAACGGCATAAAGCAAGAAGCCGATTGGTTTTTTGATTTAACTTCTTGGCAAGGCTATAAAAACTTTCTTGGCTCTGGTCACGAAATAGCAAAACCGTATAAAGACTTGACAGGACCGCACCGACACGTTAAATTAATTGAGCACTAAGGAGAAAATATGGATAGAACTGAATCAAAGATTAAATTTGTTGGGCTTCACGCTCATAGTGTAGCCGGGTCTATCTTTGACGCGCTCGGATTTCCAGCCGATCACATGGATTTTGCGTACCAGAACGGTTGCGATGCACTTGCTTTGACTGATCATGGCAACATGAACGGCTTGGCGTATCAGGTTCTTCATGCAAAGAAGATGGTCAAAGAAGGAAAAGACTTTAAGCCAATCTTTGGTTGTGAAGCTTATTTTATTCCTTCAGTCGATGAGTGGCATGAAGAATATGCTAAAGCGATGGAAGACAAGAAGAAGGCACGTTCGCTGGAGAAATCTGAGCAGTCTGGTGCTACCGTAGAAGACGAAGGAGATTCAAAGAAAACTCAGGATATTCTTCGTCGCCGCCGTCATCTTGTTCTTCTGGCTCAGAACCAAGAAGGTCTAAACAACCTATTTAAGCTTATCTCCGAATCTTATGAGGAGCGAAACTATTATCGGTATCCTCGCATTGATTTTGACATGCTTCAGAAGTATAACAAGGGTATTATCGCTGCCTCTGCTTGCCTTGGCGGCGTTTACGCTGGTTGCTATTGGGAGAACCGCGATCAAGGTCCAGAGGCGATTCTTAATGCGATGCGCTCTGTTACCCAGCGTATGGTTTCTATTTTTGGAGATCGTTGGTATGGTGAACTACAGTGGAATAACGTTCCAGAACAGCATGAGCTAAACCAATACATTATTCAGATCGCAGAAGAGTTCGGCATTGGTCTTATCTCAACTGCTGATAGCCATTATCCAAACCCTGATGCTTGGAAGGACCGTGAGCTATACAAGCGGCTTGGCTGGCTTGGCAAGGGTGCCCCAGCATGGGGTAACACAGAGCTTCCTGAGAATGTAGAGGAGATTGGATACGAGCTATATCCAAAGAACGGTGATCAGATGTGGAATGCTTATAAGAAGTATTCTCAACAATGCGAGCAAGATTACAACGATGATCTTATTCTTAACTCGATTGAAGAAACTTATCGTATTGCTCATGAGCGTATCGAAGTTTTCATGCCCGACAATACGGTTAAGCTACCTTCGTTTGTTGTTCCTGACGGGCTAACTGCGGAGCAGGCTCTTCGTAAGCTTACGTTTGAAGGTCTGCGGGCACGCAATCTACATACAAACAAAGAATATACCGATCAAGCAGAGTATGAACTATCTGTTATTGCAGATCGTGGGTTTGACGAGTATTTCCTTACGATGGATGCAATTACTGAAATTGCTGAGAACATGATGCTTACTGGTCCTGCCCGTGGCTCTGCTGCCGGCTCTCTTGTTGCTTATGCGCTTGGTATCACTCAGATTGATCCTCTCAAGTATGGTCTGCTGTTTTCTCGCTTTTTGCGCTCCGATGCAACTGACTATCCAGATATTGATTATGATGTATCTGACAGCATGGCTCTTAAAGAGAGGCTGGTTGAGCTTTGGGGCGATTCTGTCGTTGCTCCAATCTCTAACTGGAATACGCTACAGCTAAAGTCTCTAATCAAAGACATTTCCAAGCTTTATGATATTCCTTTCACTGAAGTTAATGTTGTTACGTCTATTATGATTCGCGAAGCTACGCCTCTCGCGAAGAAGCGTCATGGCATCAAAGCAGGCGTCTATACTCCTACTTTCGAAGAGGTCATGGAGTTCTCGGATTCACTTCAGAAATATCTAAATAAATACCCCCATGTAAAGACTCACGTTGAATCTTTGGTTGGTCAGGTGCGCTCTTGTTCTCGTCATGCTGGCGGTGTTGTGATTGCAGAAGACCTTGACCGCAACATGCCTCTAATCAACTCTGGCGGTGTCCGTCAGACTCCGTGGTCTGAAGGTCAGAACGTTCGACATCTTGAGCCTATGGGATTCATTAAGTTTGATTTGCTTGGATTGGCTACTCTCAAGATGATTGAAGGCTGCATTGAGCATATTCTTCGCCGCCACAACGGCATTGCAAACCCGACCTTCACGGACATTAAGAGCTATTATGATCAAGTTTTGCATCCTGACGTTCTAAATCTAAACGATCAAGATGTTTACAAAAACATTTTCCATAAGGGTCGTTGGGCTGGTATTTTCCAAATGACCGAAACTGGCGCGCAGGATCTATGTCAGCGTATCAAGCCACGTAGTATTATTGATATCTCAGCTAGCACTTCTATTTATCGTCCTGGTCCTCTATCTGCGAACGTTGACGAGGATTACATTGAAGCAAAAGCTCATCCACATCGAATTAAGTATCTAAATGAAGATCATCGCGCTATTACTGAAGAGACTTATGGTTTTCTAATTTTTCAGGAGCAGATTGCTCTACTTGCCCACAAGCTTGGTGGGCTAACTCTTGATGAAGGTAATCTTCTTCGCAAAGTGCTAACCAAGAAAGGTACTGGCAAGGGGGGTATCACCGACCAGCTACGAACAAAGTTTATTAACGGCTGTGTTTCTAACAATATTTCTGCTGACGCTGCGTCGAATCTTTGGGATAAGTTTGAGTATTTCTCTGGCTATGGATTCAACAAATCTCATGCTGTTGCTTATTCTGTGATCTCTTATCAGTGCGCTTGGCTTTGGCACTATTATCCTGCTGAGTGGATGGCTGCGTTCTTGGATAAAGAGCCTGAGACTCGTAAGGAAAAAGCAATCAACATTGCAAAGCGCTACGGGTTTAAGATCGCCCAGACTGATATTAATACTTCTGGAAACGTTTGGGAGATCTCGGAAGACGGTAAGACTCTTATTCAGCCCCTTACTGCGATCAAGGGTCTTGGGGCTTCTGCTCTTGAGCAGATTATGAATAATCGTCCATTTACGGACGCCCATGATTTGCTCTTCAGAAAAGACGTTGTGTATTCAAAACTAAACAAAAAAGCTCTTGATGCTCTTTGTCGGGCTGGCGCTTTGGACGCTCTTGTTGATGAACAGTTCACTGGACGAAAGCACTTCTGGTCAGCTTGTATTGTAGATCGCCCAAAGAACCCAAAGCGTCTGCGAGATAACATCGAGTCTTACGCACCAGAAGGTGATTTTACTCAAGATGAAATCATTCAGTTTAAAACGGATCTAACTGGAGTTTTTCCGTTGAATCTTGTTATTGACAATGATACAATTGAACAGCTTAGCCAGCGTGGTATTCCTGCAATCTCCGAGTTTGATGATGAACTAGCTCTTTGTTGGTTTATTCCTCGCAACGTTACAGAGCGCAAAACAAAGAACGGAAAGACTTATTGGATTCTTGATGTTATTGATTCAAATAACGAACAGACTGCAATTCGGTGTTGGGGTATTGATCCCAAACGAGATCAAATCATGCTAAACAAAGCATACGTTGCTCGCTTGAGCTATGACCCCAAGTGGGGATTCTCGACACGAGCGCTTGGTAGAACTTTTAGAATGCTGTAAAATAAGGAGTTTAAATGATTACAGATATTGTTGTAGGTCTTCAGCATGGAGATGAGGGCAAAGGTAAAGTAGCGCATCATCTACTTAAAAGTGGAGAATATACTCATTGTATTCGCTTTAATGGTGGTCAGAATGCGGGACATACGATTTACCATAAAAATAAAAAATTTGTCACCCATATTATTCCTCAAGGAGTTTTTTTTGGTGTTCGGTCGATTATTGGTCCTGGGTGCGTATTCAATGTTGAAAAGTTGTTAAAAGAGATTTATGAGCTAACAGAAGCTGGAATCGATCTTGGAAGAAACCTAAAGATCGCTCACAACGCTCACATTATTCTAGAGCACCATATTCTTGAGGACTCCAAAGATGTCGATGTTGGTACAACTAAAACTGGCAACGGTCCAGCGTATCGAGATAAGTATTATAGGCAAGGTATAAGAGCAGAGCAAATTCCATTTCTTCAGCCTTTTCTAATTGACATCTACGAAGAACTTTACAATAAAGATTCTGTGATTTTGATGGAGGGCGCTCAGGGTTGGATGTTGGATCCAGATTGGGGAGATTATCCTTATGTCACTTCTTCTCATACTGGTGTCGCTTCTGCTTTGCTAAACGGAGTAGAGCCTCGCTCTATCCGAGATGTTTGGGGTGTAGGCAAGATCTACGAGACTTATGTTGGCAAAAAAGATTTTCAGCCCCCTGGTGATGTGTTTAATAAAATTCAAAAGGCTGGAAGTGAGTTTGGTGCGACCACAGGGCGTGTTCGTCAGTGTAACTGGCTTGACTTTAACAATCTACGTCAGGCAATCCATATGAACTCCGTTAACAAGCTTGTACTAAACAAAGTAGATATTTTACGTGAAGTTGGAGAATGGCAAATTAAAAACCCTGATGTTACTTTTAACAGTGAAGAAGAAATGCGCTCTTTTATCAGCGAAAATCTATCCAAAGATGTAGAGAACATTTTCTTTTCAGAATCACCAAAAACCATTTGACAGATCGACTGCATCTTGTTAAATTATAATAGCCAAAAGGAGGAAATCATGGCTAACAGCGAAGAGAAGAAGCGTCTTGTGCAGGAGTACATTCGATCCCTGCGTGCTATTGAAGAAGCTATGGAGCCGTATAAGGAGCAGAAGCGAGAGCTTCGTGCAGAGTACCGAGAGCAGGGCTGGCTTGACACCGATGAGATTCGGTCTGCTGTAAAAGCTTACCGTCTATTCAAAGGCAAGTTCGACATTGATGCTGTTTATAACAACTTTCAGCTGCTGTTCGGACATCTTGACAATGAGGATGATGAATGATTATCGAGTTTTATCGCACCAGACCAGATGCGATTAGTCCAGTTCGGGCTAATCCATCGGATGCTGGTCTAGATATTTTTTACTGTCCCGATCCTTATACATCTGGCGTCACTCTACAGCCTGGAGAATCTGGAGTTTTTGCAACAGGTCTAAAGTTTGGCGTGCCTCATGGTTATATGCTTGAGGTTAAGAATCGTTCTGGAAACGCTGCCAAGCGCTCGCTTTTGGTTGGCGCGTGCGTAGTTGATTCAGGTTATGATGGAGAAGTGTTTGTTAACTTACACAACGTTGGTAACTCTCCTCAGTATATTCACGCTGGAATGAAAATTGCACAGGTTGTATTGATTCCTGTTGTGACTTTTAGACCAGTGGAACAAAGTGAAGATGTGCTTTATAAACATCCAATGTCAATTTCTAAACGAGGCGATGGAGCCTTTGGGAGTACAGGTGGATAAAAATACAACAGATGTGATGTTTAGCTCAAAATCTAATGATTGGGCTACTCCACAGCACTTTTTTGATTACTTGGAAGATAAGTTTGGTCCATTCACTCTCGATCCTTGTTCAAACGAATCAAACTATAAAGTGCGAAATCACTATACAGAAAAAGATGATGGCTTAAACAAAGATTGGAGCGGTAATAAAGTTTTTATGAACCCTCCATATGGCAGGGCGATTAAAGATTGGATTAAGAAAGCTTATGAAGAAGGGCAGAAAAATGATACAACAGTTGTTGCTCTTATCCCAGCAAGAACCGACACACGATACTGGCATGACTATGTAATGAAATCTGATGCTATTTATTTTATCCGTGGTCGGCTTAAATTTGGAAATGGCGAGAACTCTGCTCCTTTTCCTTCTGCTGTTGTTGTTTTTCGCAGTACAAATCATAACTTTCCAAAGATTGGTGTCATGGAAGCACGATGAACAGAAAACAACGCAGAGAAGCAGAAAAGCTCCGCAAAAAGAATGACCCAAATCAGATCATGGCAGATCAAATTCATCTTTTTGGAAAACTACCAGATCATTGTTTATCTTGCCAAAAAACATTTGACAAGAGCAATAAAGAAATGGTAATGTCATGGAGTGTTGTGGTGAAAAGCGATAATGTTTCGCTTTTCTGCCCTGACTGCATTAACAAAACAAAAGAGGTTTTAAATGGTAGAGCGATTGAGTAAGAGTGCTTTACAGAAAATGATGAGTGGCAAAGTAAAAGAGCCTGCAACGATTGTTGTTAAGTTCTATAGCAATAGCTGTCATTATTGTCATGCGCTAAAGCAAGATTATGAATATGTATCAGAAGAATTTCCTGATGTTCTTTTCTTTGCGTTTAATATTGAAGATTACCAAGACGCATCCAAAATTCTAAATTTTGAAGGTGTGCCCACAATCTGTAAGATGGAAGTTGGAGGTACACGTCCAAGAATCAAAGTGATTCCAGAGCCCGAAAATCCACACAAAACAACTTGGTATACCAGAGATGATATTAGAATCTTTATTGGAGGTGAGCAATGAGAGAAGCACTGGCATTTGACGACGTGCTACTGGTTCCTGGCAGATCTGATATTGATTCAAGATCAGAAGTTGATATTTCATCAGATCTTGATCTTGGCGTAAGTTTAAACGTGCCTATTTTCTCTGCACCTATGGATACAATTACCGAAGGTGCGATGGGTGCCGCATTGTCAGATTTTGGCGGCTGTGGCATTATTCACCGTTATAATTCTATCGAAGAGCAAGTAAGACAAGTAAATATTGCTTGCCAACTTTCCAAAGTGCATAGCTCTTATATTAAAAGAAATATTGGAGTTGCCGTAGGAGTATCTGGAGATTTTCTAGAGCGCTCAAAAGAAAGCGTTCGCGCTGGTGCCAATCTTATTTGTATTGATGTAGCTCATGGTCACCATACAAAAGTTAGAACAGCGCTTCGACAAATTAGGTTGCACGTTGGGGACTCAGTTCACATTATGGCTGGAAACGTTGCCACGTTAGAGGCATTTGATGATTTGTCTGATTGGGGAGCAGATTCTATTCGAGTTGGAATCGGCGGGGGCTCAATTTGTTCCACTAGAATTCAAACTGGTCATGGTGTCCCAACTTTTCAATCTATTTTAGACTGCTCGCATTCACAGCGCCCAGCAAAACTAATTGCTGACGGTGGCATTAAAACAAGCGGAGATATTGTAAAAGCTTTAGCTGCTGGTGCTGATGCTGTTATGTGCGGCTCTCTTCTATCTGGAACAAGAGAAACCCCAGGTCGCACTATCCACGACACAGACGGTCGTTGGAAAGAATATAGAGGTATGGCTTCCAAAGAAGCTCAACGCGACTGGAAAGGAAGCTACAACTCATTAGAAGGTATTTCTACTCGTGTTCCTTTCCGTGGCGCGGTAATAGACATTCTAGAAGATCTACGTAGAGGAATCACTAGTGGCTTTAGCTATTCTGGTGCTAGAGACTTGGCACAGCTTCAATCGCGTGCTAAATTTATTCGTCAGACAAGCGCTGGAGCTTCTGAAAGTAGAACCCACATTCTTAATAGGAGGTGGTAAAATGTCGTCAGAGATAGATTATGGTAAACTTACGCGAAGAATCGTATTTACAGAAAATGATCATAGACATGCTCAGTTGGTTTTAAAACTAAAGAACATGAAGATTAGACAATCTGATTTTTTTAGACACATTATTACAGGTCTGATAGAAGATGAAGAGCGCATACTGAGCTATGTAGAAGAGATATCAAAAGTTGCAAAAACAAGAAAAGCAGACAAAGCAAAACTACGGCAAAAAGGACAACAAAAACTATCAGACTTTGCATTATCAGAAGAAGATATTGATGATATCTTTGACATGCTAGAAGGGGAGTACCCTGACTTATGAGAAAATCACATCTTCCATCGTGTGCAAAGCTTTGTTTGGATAATGGCTCTTCTTGTGAATTAAACGGGTGTCGTTATTGGATTAATTATAAAAAAGAGCAAAATTGTTCTTTAGTGTCTATTTATCTTAACGGAAGTATGACTTTACGCGAAGTTGCAGAAAGATTAGGTATTTCATTCGCAAGAGTTAAGCAAATAGAGTCTCAAGCAATAGATAAAATAAAAAAGTTTATTTAAAAAAACATTTATGAAATTTGAGGACTATTTAATGTTGAGTTCATGTTTTAAGGAGAAATATAATGGCTCGTAAAAAATTACTAACAGAATCTGAAATTCGTAGATTTATGAAGCTTGCCAATGTTGCGCCAGTTGGCAACAAAAGACTAAGCGAAATGTATGATGCCCCAGGCACGCGTGATGAGGAAGAAAAAGAGCCTGCTATGCGCGACATGATGGAGCAGGAAGAAGAAGAGATGGATATGGAAATGGATATGGAAGAGCCAATGGGCGATGAACTTCCAGCCGAAATGCCAGAAGAGCCAATGGGCGATGAAGAAATGGACATGGATATGGACATGGATATGGGTATGGGCGCTGAAGGCGACATGATTTCCATTAGCGATTTCATGTCAGCACTTGAAGATGCTTTAGAGAGCGTTACTGGACAAGATGTCAGTTCAGAAATTGGTATGGACGACGAGATGGGGGCACCGCCAGAAGGGGGTGATGTTGAAGATCTATCAGCGGAGATGCCTCCAATGGACGATGAAGAAATGGGTGATGAGGAAGACATGCTAGCTGAGAGAATTGCAAGACGTGTTCGCGCCCGTCTAAGAGCAGAAAGAAAAGCTGCCGATGCTCTTAAAGAAAGCAAAATGAGAAAAGTCAAAGCAAAAATGAAAAGAGAAAGAATGGCAAATGATTTAACCGAGAGAATTTTTACAAGACTCACCACCAAATAACTTGACATAGTAATTTAAAGCCGTTATATTATAACCACCAGAAGAGATTCTGGTGGTTATTTTTTTGAGGTGATTGCTCTTGGAACATCCCTGGTTATTTTACTTTTTGTTTTTTATATTTGGCTACTATACTTGCAAAGTGTTTTATTTTCTTGTTGCAGTACAAAAAAGTATTCAAATTTTAAAGCTGACACAAGCAGTAGGACTACTTATTATTATAAAAGCATTAGAAAGTATGCATTATGCTCATAATTATCGGATCTTTTTGCTTGGTCCAACCGCAAGTGAACAAAACAAAGATGCTTATAATGCTCACTTTGAAGCCGAAATTAAAAGCTTTACTTCAAAGTACATTCGTGAGATAATTGATTTACATGGAGGATTCTTTTCTCATCTTGTTGAGTTCAAGAATTGGGAAGAAGCCATGATTTACCTTGAAGATAAAAAAGATAACGTCATTGAATTCATGACTAAGGAGAACAATGATTAACAAAGTTAAAAGCAAAATCAAAAACTTGCTATCAATAAACGAAAACGATCAAAGAATCGTGTTGTTCAACCCTGGAGAAAAAGAGCCTGACTTAAGAGTAGTGGGACTTTTTTCAGATGTAGTTGACGAGAAAGTATCAGAGATTGTAACAGGTCTTATTTACATGAATGAAGTTAACAAGGCATCAAAAGAAAAAAGAGATATTGATTTTTATATTTCAACATACGGTGGTAACGCTGACGATATGTTTGCTCTTTATGACATTATGAAAGTAATCGAGCAAGATACTGATATCAGCACTATCGGCATGGGCAAGGTTATGTCTGCTGGAGTTCTTATCTTAGCTGGCGGCACAAAAGGCAAGCGAAAGATTGGTCGCAACTGTAGAGTTATGTTACATTCTGTTATTGCTGGCAATCATGGATCTTTACATTCTCTTGTAAATGAAATGGAAGCTATTCAAGACCTTCAAGAACTTTATATTGATCGGCTTGTTGAAGATACAAAAATGACCAAAAAACAACTAAAAAGACTGCTAGAACAAAAAGTTAACATCTATTTATCAGCAGAGCAAGCAGTTGAATATGGGATTGCTGATATAATCGTGTAAGGAACTTTGTAAATGAATAGATATCTTTTTGAAATGATGTTGCGTTTAATTAACGAACAATTGGATGCTCAAGAAGGCTTATTAACCGAGGTGGTATCTGATCTTCCTAGTCGAGTATCACTTACATTCGGTCCCAATGATGATGTGCGAGCGTCGGTAACTGCAGATGGCAACTTTAAGGAATCAACCATTGACGCTCAGCCGCGTCTCGCCCAAATCGGTCAAGTCGTCAGACAAACGGCGTCTTACAGCCCCCCCCAACGAGGACAATACGAGCAAAGGCGTGAAGCAGCATTCAACGCTTTTATGGATTATTTGAAGAAGGTTCCAGATCCCCCCAACCTTGATATCGGCGCGGGAAGAGAAAACGCTGTATTTGTGGGCAG